TTAACGTAGGCACTGGAAAAACGAAGCGGCGTATCGAAGTCGATCTCCACCAGGAACAGGGGTCGGAAAACGCGAGACTCCAGCGCATCAATAATGCTCTGCGGTATATCCCTCATATATCCAACGCCTCCACAACTTCAAACGTCACGCCATAGATAACCGGAGCCGATACTGACCAGCTTGCTTGATCATCATTGGTGAGCATCACTCTAACTCGCGGGTTAATCACGCGCACAGTCTGGCCGTAGCTGACGCCAACGCGCAAAGGCGGGGAAAACTTAAGCGTGCCGCCGTCGTAGTCGTCGGTGCAGATTTTTAGCTCCCCATTTACCTCAAAATAATCACCGGCATATAGGGCGGGCTCGCCTGCGCCGCCAAAGCCAGACGCCTGAATCTCTGTAACGCCTGCCGGTGCGCTATATGCGTCCCAATCGTTTTGGCTGTAAACCTCGCCTGCGAAGTCCAGAACCAGAGACGCACCCCCACCAACAATGCCGTTCTGCGTAGCGGAGCCCTCTAGCACGGCATCCGCTGGCGTAACCAAAAACCGGCCAGCGCGCCCGCGATTAGCCGCCAGAAAGCCCCTGAGCCTTCGGGCATCAATTCCTTGCCGGTTCGTGTAGGTGAGAGTTCCTGACCATCTTGCCCCTGGAAGCTCTGCGGTCTGGATGGCTCCGTTCAGATCGCTGGTAAATGTCTGTGTGTTAAACGTCAGCGTCCAGCTTTCCGCGTCTGGCTTAGGTATGTTTGGAAAATCCAGTACGGCCATTTATGATCTCCGTCCTACAGCCCTAGACATAGCGCCGCCCTCTTGAGTTGCCTGAAGCACCGACTGGCGCGCCTGCTGCCTGATCATCGGCATAGCTTTCAATATCTCTTGCCGTGTTCTTGCGGTCACGTCGCCAGACACGTTCATGACGATGGTTTGGTTGACCGCATTGCTACTGTTTGTTGTGCTTCCGCCCATCTTGTGATCAATCACAGTCTCGTCAGGGTGCAGGATAGCCGGGAAGCCGCCTTTGCCATCGATACCGCCCGTGCGTGAGCCTGAGCCTGTGTATCCGCCGCCTTCAAAGGACGCCGCGCCGCCAACTGCTGCCAATCCCTGAGAAAGAGCCGTTGTACTGGCCAATGCCGCCGCCGCTGCAACTGCGTTAGCACCTACAGTTGCAAGTGATGCCAATGCTGCCGCTGGAGCCCAAGCTGCTGCCGCCGCCCCAGCCTGCGCGGTCGTAGTTGCAATGGTGGCGCTACCGAATGCGGCTTGAATTGCCTGATAAGCCAACCACTGAGCCGCCATCTGACCAAGCGCGTTAATGGTTCCTCGCAGGATTGTTTCAAGCATTTGCTTGCCAGCATCCTCGACACTGACAAAATCAAACACAACCGATTCAAGCGCACTGCCAAAACTTGAGCTAAAGTTGCTGATAACAGATTGAGATAGGTCCTCGAAATCCATTAGCTGAGACTTCATAGTCTCAAGATATTGAGTCCAGTAACCTTGCTCCTGCTCAACAACGGACTCCCCGCCCTGCCTAGCAATCTGCTGCATCTTCTGCTGATGCTGCCAGAACGCCTCCTCTCGCAACCGCTCCTTTTCAGCGGCTGAGATGTTGTATTCTTCAATCCGGTCGATCTGGTCTGCGTATCGGTTGAACTCGACTTGTGCTGGGTCGAGCTGGGCTAGGTCTCGCTGCATCCGAGATTCCATCTCTTCCGCTTCGATCTTGTCATAAAGCGCGTTGGTCAATTCTCTGGCCTGCCGGACTGCTTCGGCATCAGCCCCGTTTTTTGCTAGCTGCTGAATTTTGGCAAGCTGGATAGCGCGCTCTGATTCGCCGTAGGTGTCGATTTGGAATTGTAATGAGGCGTTAAGGCTCTCCACTTCCTCCCTAGCGTTCCGAACTGAGTCGGCGTGCTTGTCCTCGCCAAAGATCAGCTCAAGAAGCTCTTTCCCTAATTTGTCAGCCTCTTTAAAGTATGTCTCTATACTAGCTTCAGTTAGATCAACTTCCTTGCGCAATTCTCGATTACGCTCGGCCAACTGCTCTGTGCTTGCCGCCTGATCACGCAATCCCTGAACAGTAGTGCCGAGAATCCCGCTAGTCATGCCGGTATCGCGCTGGCCAGCTTGCTGCTGCATCAGGCGTTCGTTCTCGGCAATCTCTTCGTTTAGCTCTTTGATGCGCTGCCGTTCGGCGGTGATCTTTTGCAGACGGTCACGGTTTCCAGCGAAGAAGTCCGCCTTTAGTGCGCGCACTTGTGCGGCGGTTAGCTCGTCTGTGGACTCGGCTACGTCGCGGATTCTTTCGGCTAGGGTTTTGGCCTCTTCCGAGCCTTCGCTAAAGGCCCGAACAAGCCCGCCAGCAATAGCCCCGCCAATGGCAATGACCGCGCCCAAAACGGCGCCACCAGGGCCTAGTATGCCTGCAAGCTGGGAGCCTTGCTGGGCAAAGGCAACAAGCGCAGACTGGCCGCCAGCTACCTGCGTTGCAAAGTCACCAATCTGGAAACCAGCCTGCTGGATTGCGCCCTTCTGCAACCTGAATACACCGGCGCTGCGAGCGGCTGTGGCGTTAAGGCGAGTATTGGCGGCTACCAGTTGATCAGTGGCGCGGGTAGCTCTGATAGAGCCGTCTTGCAATCCCCGCAAGGCCTGACGAGCCCGCTGAGCGCCGTTTACATCAATCTGTAGGGCTAGTCGGGCTACGTCGGCCATCATTTACTCCGCTGTTGCTGATTCTGTTCACGTTGCCGCTGATCATGTATCTCTTTACGCAGCGCATAAACAAAGGCTCTATCCATTTCCATCAGTACGCCGAACTCTTCCCGCCGTACCAGTTCGCCCCGTATGTCCGCCCATGCTTGCCACTCGACAGGGGTTAGGAGCTGCGGCAATCCCTCGTCTACTCTGCGCGTGGCTGCGGCGTCTGCGTACCACCCCCACAAATACCGCCCCGTCTCTGGTGGCCTGATCCGTGGGGAGTCTACGCCGAAACGCTCATTACGTTCTCGGCGCGTCTCCCCGTGGCGGTCTGGCGTGTCGTACCTTGCCTCATTCTCTAAAGCTCGGCACAGGTCACGGCTCAGGCTTGATAAAAATCCTTTGTGCGCCGGACTTCAAATAGAACCTGTTCCTTGAGGGCAGGAAGCGCGCAGATTTCCTTGGCCAGTTCTGCGGAATACTTCGGCTTGTCGCCTTTCCACTCGGCGTCACCCGTGAACTCCACATCAACGATATAGGCCGCTGCCAAGGCATCGTCAAACTTCTGCTGCTCGGCTGCTGACATATCCTTGCCAGCCTTCAGGATTTCATCGTTTACCGCTCGCATGGATCGCTTCACGCGCTCATCGTGGGTACAGGCCAGCACGAGGATCATCCCTGTATCCTCGCCCGTTGCCGGATGCTGAACGTTATACCGCTTTTCAATTGGCTTGATGCTGGAAAGATCCATTACGCAGCCTCAACAACGATTTGCTCTTGGTTCAGGCCCAGATTGTAGTTTTCAAGGTCAAAGTCCTCGTTGCCACCGTTCGGGTGAGTCGGGCCGGTTACGATGCCACGGTTGTAACGGATGGTGCCGTTGGTGCCGAGCGTGTTGGCCAGCTCATACTTGAACGCATAGTTGTTCATGTTGGTGACGGCTGCGCAGGCTCGCATTTCGATCTGGCCAGGGTCATCACCAATTCGGCGGCACTCAATGGTAGGATCGCCAGCGTTTGCAATGCCTTTACCCTTCTGGGTTACTTCAGTGGCAAGCTCGTCATAGCTGACGGTATTCTGCTCGGTGCCGGTCTGGCCGAAGTTGCCCACGCCCTTGACCTCAAGCCAAGTCAGGGCTTCATACTGGGTCTGGGTCAGGTCGGAGTTTTGGGGAAGTGCCGTGTTAAGAGTGGCGTCTACAGCAATGTAAAGCTTTGCGCCTTTCTGAGTTGTTGCTGCGGTCATTAGGAATACCCTCGTGTTCGATTGTTGATCAACGAGGGTAGTATAGCATAAGGGATTGTGAGGTTAGAACTATTCGCTATATTCGATAGTGACGGCGATTGACATGCGATCAGCTTCAGAACGGAGCGTGCCGGTGTACGGGTGCGAGCCTACGCGAACATGTGACCGGAAAGTAAAGACTGGCTCAAGGAAATAGAACTGATTTACAAAGTCCAGTTCAAGCGTTGCGCCTTCATTTCCTATCTCGCTGGAGAATAAAATCTCTTTGCCTTTTGGGAATGCAGCCATGACCTGCTCAGCCACAGCTCTGAGTTTTAGCTCCGACTGCGGGCGGCTAACGCATACGATCTGATAGATTCCTTGTGGGCTAACATGGCCGTCATTGGCTAGGCGGTCGTCTACGCCGCGATTTGGTAGGAAGGTTACTTCTAGCCATTCGCCGGTATCTGGCGGTGTAAATGGCAGGCCAGGCCACGCAATGTCATAACCCAATGACGCAGCAATGAGGATGTCGTTTAGTGCTGTCTGGATGGTGCTGTTGGATGGTGTCATTGATCGCCGCCTATAACTTTGTCACCAGCTTTTAGAATCCCTGGGTACTCGGCTTCATGCTCAACCACAGATACAGGCACTTCAATCGTCAGTGTCGTCATATCTCCAGCTGAACACCCAAGCCGGAAATCCATGATGGCCTCTAGCTCTGTGCCATCGGGCGCATAAATCTTGACGCCACGGCCCATAATGATTGAGCCTTCCTCATCCTTCGGCGGCAAAACAACTCTATAACCTTTCATCTCCTAACCCTCTGCTCAATAGTTCGTGCGGCCTTGTTGACGATTTGTGGCCAGTTTTGGGCTGCTAGGCGGGCGAAGCCGTATTTTTCTTCCATTGCGTTTGCGTATACTGCTGTCCAGCCGAAGAAGACTGGCGGGCCGCCTAATTGAGCCCGGTTAATAACCAATAAAGCCGCCTCTGCATCCCATGAAAAACGCTCCTGACCTTCGGGTGGCTCACTCTCGCCAACAGGTAGTTGTCCAATTGCGGCATCCCCAGTGCTTTGCAAAAAACCTAGATCTTTTGGTAGATTGCCGCCACTGTAATAATCGGTTTGCGCCTCCTCTACAAGATCCTGAATGGACTGGCGATAGACAGCGGTAAGCCGTTGCTCTGATTTGCGAACCCATGCGGTTACTTGCTTGTCGAATGCTGCGGCCATTTAAAAGCCCTCCTTAGAGGGAATTGTACCACCTGAATAAGCTAAACCTCTATGTAGGTCCAAATATTCCTAGACTGTATATTCCAGATGGTCGAATGATGCACGCCATAAATATCAGCAAGCTGCCTGACGGTTTTATTTCCTTTCTGCCGGATAATCTCTCGAACGTCATCCTCGGATAGCTTTGCCTTGCCGCACTTTTCACCCCTACTGTCAGTGCCGTGTTTAAGTCTGTCTCTCTGATTCTCCGTCCTGCTTGCCCATCTTAGATGCCTAGGGTTTACGCAGCCTTCATGCCCTCGGCCACAGGAATGTGCTGCCTCATATTTATCGGCTGTTGGCTCCCCATGAGCAAGCTCACACATTAATCGATAAGCTCCGTAGGATTTACCGTCCCTACCTATAGTTGCGTAACCTCTTTTGTTTCTAGAGTATGGCCAGATTAAACACTCGTCACCGGCATGATCAACTTTGCTCTTCAGCCACCTCATTGGCTCACCATGCGGAGTTCCTCCCGCAAGAGGGTCTCCGTATTTCTTGAATCGGTCTAAGTGTTTCTCACAAAACCCATGACCTTTGTGCTTTGTTTCGCAGCCATCGATAGAGCAAATTCTGGGCATGATACAACCTCGTCAGCGGTCAACGTCTCTGGAAGGATGTGTGGCAAGCCGGGAGACGAATCCAGCCTTTCGGGAGCTAACCTAGCCACACAAAACAGTATACCAGACTACCCGAAGCCTTCAAGGCGCTTCAATTGTCCGCCGAAATCCAGCGTCCAACGTAAACGGCATCTGCACTGAATCGTAAATGAGCCATCAGCGCCCATGCTGGAATCGCCAGGATACATTGCAATATCACCTGTTGGGCTCACAAATGGCTGATCATATGGAATAGCATTTTCACGACTATAGCGCTGTTCCATCTGCAAATGCTCAAGCCGCGTTCGTGCATCCCCACTAGCGTCCCACGACTTCAAGACATCGCGGCTATCTAGTTCGCCTTTTTGCACGGCTTGGCTTATTGCTTCAAATTGACCGGCTCGAAGCGCTGTGATGCTCTCTGTTCTAGCGATCATCTGACCCCGGAATTGCTGAGTTCGCGCTTGCATTGAGGTTATGATTCTATTGACTTGTTCCTTGCTTAGTGGCTTTTCCTCTTGAATAGCCTTCCTGACAACGGAATCAAACCGTTTATCACGCAATTGCCTATTAAAGTATCCGCTATTCAATCCCTCTAGCTCATCTCGCGCATTAGCAACCCACCTTGCCTGAGAGCTGGTCAGCCCAATAAAACCGCCCGTCCGCTTACCCGTCCGCTGATCAATCCGACCAATCAGGTCTAGCGCAGACTGGCGCGGATTAATCCCCCGCGTTACTGCCTCTGTAAGCCGCTCTCGCACCATTTGACGCTGTTCGTCAAAGACCTCTGTTATCAGGCGGCTGGAAAGGTTAGCGAGCCACTGTGTAGCTGTGGGGAGCGCCATGTTGAACCGTACTGGAATGCTGCCAATCTCTAGCGGGATGGCGCCTATCTGAGTCGCGCCAGTCAGCCCACCCTGCCGATAAGCCTGCCTGATAGCCTCTTCAAGCGGCTCAAACGTAGCAGCATCCAACTGCAACAACTCAATAACCCCATCCACATTGCCAACTTCCAGAAGGCGCACAATCTCCTGAATAACGGCTTGATCGCGGACTGACTGGATTGCCTCTCGGAAGGCGCGCAAGACTGCCTGTTCTTGTGCGGTTTGGATGGATAGGAGGTTAATGGCCATCTTCGCCTACACTTAGCTCAATGTCGCCATCTCCTACTAAGGCATAAATGGCAAGCTGGACATCTTTCGGCAAGTCACTGAAATTCTCCGACAGCAATCGGATCAGACTCTTGACCGGCTCAATGTCTTTAACCTCAATCTGCAATTTCACATCTGCCATAACTCCCTCCACTCCAACCAGTATATCAAAAAAGCCCGCGTTGTGCGGGCGGGGTGGTTAGTCTTTTGGCTCCGCACCAGTTCTGCTCACAACGTGCTCTCTAGTTTGCTTCCTTCCAACCCAATAATAGACAAAGTTCGGCGATGGTGGCGAGCATTGTGGGCGAGCGCGTAGTTTGTCTTTGTGCTCTTGGCTTCCCCACTTACTTTGTAATCTTCGCCTCTTGGCTTCTTCTCCGGTTTTGCCCTCGTTCATTTTTCTTAGATTTCGGTCAGTAAGTTCGTCTCTGTACTCTTGACGCCTATCTCCGTAAAAGCCTATCTTTTTCCTTGCCTTTTCGGCCCTCTCTTTACTTGCTTCCCATATCCCTGATTCATAATTTGATTTGGCAATTTCTGCCTTTATCTGCCTAGTATCAGATCCGATAAGACCGCGATAATAAGGCAAGCCGTAAATTTCTTTGTATTCTTCTGGCTCCATTTCATGGATAGTCTTTAGGTGCATTCCTAGCGATTTATACGTCTTTCCACACCTCAAACAGACCAGCCTATCTTTAGAAAAGTACGCCTCAACCTCTTCCGGTGTTTTCATTTTGACCTCGAGCGGATAGCCAGGCATTACCTTTCTTTTTTGCGCCCTTCTCCATTCTTTTGTGCTCATAACTCCCTCCCGCAATCAAAAAACCCACCCCAACCATAAGCCAGAGCGGGCCTCCTGTCTAATACCGTTTAGTTCTAAACCCTACACCCAATATACCAACCAACCGGCGGCACTTCCTCGGTGATGGGGTCAACCATGATGATTTGGTAGGTGGTGCCGTTTACTTTCATCTTGCCTGACAGCGTTGGCGTAGTACCGAATTCTGGCAGCATAAGCATAAGGTCGCTCGCCTGAATATACCCGCTTTCGATATAGGTGTTCTTGCGCTGGCCGGATACCTTGATGCCGCTCACTGAATGCCCTGCCCCTGGCGTGATTACAGGGTCATAGCTCGGGCCGCTTGTAGTGTCAGGCTCCTGATAGACCATAGTGCCTTGGCCGTAGTTGGTCAGCAGCGTGTTAGCCGTTGTGCGTAGGCGGTCGTATAGCTCGGCCATCGTTACCACTCCATGCCATTAGCGATAATGTCAGCCTTCAACATTTCGGTAGCGCCTAGCAACCCCAAGATTGGCGTATTGCCGCGCTCCCAATAGGTCATAAACTCACCCTGCGTGTTGATAGTTGCCACAGCGGCGGCTTGAACTTCTCCGCGCTTTGCCTGTTCAAGCAACTCTGTCAGCTCACCTATTAGGTCAAGGTTTGGCTCTGGGTGTAGGGTTCTTATTTCAGCCACGGCGCACATCAAACCGAAACCCTCCACCGCTGGCCAGATAATTACGAAGCAACGCCGTCAGCTTGGGGTAAAGCGTAGTTTGATTGCCCTTGTCGCTGTACTGAACCGATACCTCGCCTACGCGCTCGGCAGTCACGCGAGGCGCTACACTACCTAGCAAGTCTGCGCCAGTGTCGCAAATTAACGCAGCGGCCATCTGGGCCTGCTTGATGGCGTCAGGGACAGCCGTATCATCCAGTTCTGCGCCGTTCAGATAAACGCCTGAGCGCGGCCATTCTAGCGCCTGAGATGGATCTGTCTTGCTGCCCTTAAACGCCCGCGTCTCAATATAGTCCATTGCTTGAATTAACAGAACGGACAAATCAGCCGCCGCAATCGTAATGCCCCGATCATCGGCGTATGTCTGCAACTCCGCTTCCGTAACGTAACTGTTTGTGCCTACTGTGATGGTTGCCATGCGCCACCTATAAAAAAGCCCTCCGTAGAGGGCTCTGGTTTACTCGTCGCCCTGATCTTTGGCGGGCCTTCCACGCTTGGGCGCTTCGGGCTCAACCCCTCGGGCTCGCTTCAACACTTCAATCAGGTCTTTGTCCTCGGTCTCGAAACTGCCATCCTTGGCAGTCACGATTCGACCTTTGAAGACAACCTGCTTACCTTGCGGTGCAGTGAACTTCATTGGTCACTCCCTTAGCCGGTGATGCCGTACAGGCGGCCCATGTGGGTCTGGCTCTGGCGTACTTCCATCGCAAAGTCACCGATGATACGAGTACGCTGACCGTCCTGACCGTTCTGGGTGGCGTCTACGGTGCGCCATGCTCCGGAGTCAGCCGCGTTGCCAGCCGCCATCGGAATGATGTTGATCTTGCCGGAATCGTAGATCACCAGTTCGTCGTCAGACAGGTTGGTGTCGATTACGATCTGGTTCACGTTACCAACCAGCGGCAGGTCAGTCGGCAGACGCAGGATTGAACCCTCGTCAGCAGTCCAGTTGGCCAGACGGTCAGAGCTGTAGTTCGCGCTCACCAGAGCGTTCAGCTTGCGGGCCAGCGGGATACCTACGGCAATGGTGTTGGCCATGCCGCCACGGGACACGATCTCGGCGTTAATCGCGTTGATCTTGTCCAGATCCAGAGCGCCAGCTGCGTCAGTGTTGATTGCGCCAGACTGGCCAAGGAAATACCGCAGGCCGCCAGTGTAGGTCACAGTGTCGCCGCCGATGGTGGCGGTTGCCTTGCGGCCACGAACCAGAGCGCGATCCATCTGAATGGTCAGTTGGCGAATACGCTCGGAAACCTGGAAGGCCAGATCATTGGTGCTACCGAACTGGATGGTAGCCAAGGCGCGACGGCTGAACTCAACGGCGGTGTCCATGGTCTGGAAGAAGTTTTCAACCGGATCAGGCTGGAAAATGCCATCGTTCTGAGCCAGTGAGTTTTCTTCACGACCTACGGAGTCGATGGTCAGCACGTCACCGATTGCGATAGTCGCAGCAGTGGAGCCGCCAAAACCACGGACGACTGTGAGGTCATTGCCGGACACCGCAGTTACCAGAACCACTTCCTCAGAGCCTTCCGGGCTCAGGGTCATGCCGGCGCGGAACTTGGAGCCGTCTTCTACGCTGATGGTAGTAGCGGCTGCCAAAGCCTCGGCAGTGGTCGGTGAACTGGTAGCGTCAACGCGCATATCCAGCCATGACATCTTGTAGCCGTCATACGGCACGCGAGCGCCGCCCATGCCAACAGTGGCAAGAATGCCGGTGCGGTTGGAGCGTGCGATTTCAAACGCTTCGTTGATTACCTTGTCATTCAGCAGGGCTGAAAGATCCGGAGAGAGTACAGGCATTGTTTAAATCCTCATGTATTAAACTGGGCTTGCAAAAAGCCGGTTAAATCGCCTTTCGCTTTCGCGTCTTGGCCTTTAGTGGTATTTGCAGCACCGCTGCCGTTCGCTCCGGTGGCACCGCCTCCGGTCATTCCTGAACCGTCCACAAGTGACGGATATTCTTCTCTAATATACTTGACAAACCGCGACTTGTCTATGGTAACGCCATCTACTTGGTACTGAGTGCCGTCATCCGAGACTTGCACATGATCGCGTACCAGTTTTTTCAGCGCCTTTTGACGCTTGGCGTCGGAAGTCAACTCAGAGACAAGGTTGACGGTTTCGGTATCGCGAGTCATTTCCCGCGCCCTTTCGTCCCGCTCCTCAATCTCTTTCATGCGTTCTTGCAGTTCAGCTTCAAGCCTATCAGCACGCTCTTTCTCAGTTTCCCAGAGCTTCTGGTGGTTGCCTTCTTCTTCGGCCTTCTTGCGTTCCGCTTCCTGGCGTTCGCGCTCTACCTCTTTGGCTTTGCGCTCTGCCTCTTTACGATGCTTTTCAGCCTCGGCTTGCTTGGCCTTGTAACGCTCAAGCTCTGCCCGCAGCTCCGCTACTTCCGAGTTTTCCTCGGTGGTTTTGGTCTCGCTTTCTTCGGTTGCGATTTCCTGTTCTTCGACTTGCGCCTTTTCTGCTTCGCTCATGGTTCACTCCCGGTCACTGACCGTCTTGGTTAAGTCCAGCACTGCTGAACGGTTCGTCAAACATTTCATTTGCCACATCGGCGGCTATTGCCTCTGGGGTTCGACCTTCCTCAAGCTCGATACGACCAGTCTTGATCATGTGAATAACGTCTCGGGTTGCCAGCGCATTACCTTGCCGTGCTGCCATGATTGCGGTCAAGGCTTGCGGATCAAGGCCGGATTCCCAGAAACTGGAGTTAAGCTGATACTCGATAGTGTCGGGCTCAATACCCGCAAACCGCGCCATGGTCTCAAGGCTCGCTTCAATGCCTTCGCTGGCATTACCCACAACCGTCTCCAGTACGGAAGCCTCAGCACTTGCGTTAATCCGTGCGGCCTCTGCCGTCTCAGTCTGTCCGCCCCGCTGCACCAGAGATGCGCCCATCTGGGCCATCTGGGCAGTTTTGCTATCAACCAGCGTCATGCTCAAGTTGTCAGACTGAGCCTGCATGATTTCAGCTTTACCGCGAACTGTCGTGATACCATGGCGCGAACCAAATGATACGCCGTTCGGGTTCTGTTCGTTCCACGTTTCCGCATTCGTGTCGCCAATATCAATATGCAGCATCGGCTGTGCAATGACGAATCCAGCTTCCTCAAGGTCTGCAATATTTCGGTATTGGGCGATTTCGATTTCCGCCAAGTTATACAGCGGCGGCATATCTACATCTGGGAGGTTATTTTCCGCACCAACGATCTGCAAAGGGATATAGTCTAGCGTCTGGCGTCCGGCTGTTCTGGGCACCCATTCTTCCGATCTGGCGCTGGCGTCGATGTTGTAGAGCTGCTGAGTGTAGATGCCATCTCTTAGGCGCAACACACGATAAACAACGTCCTTATCATGGCCGAACTCGTCAGCTCGCTTGTCAATCAGCTCAACCAACACAGCCATAGTCAGCTTTTGTTTTCCCTTGACGCCCTCAAATCGCCAGTTAATCAGATTAGGCGCTGGATAGGCAGCGAGCGTCGGCCTAAGATCCATGGCCTGCTCTTCTTCTGCGCTAGCATTCTCAGGCATCTGAGGCGCGTCAACCAGTAGCGCATAACGGCCAGTCTCAAGCAGCCGCTTCATCATCGCTTTTGCCACTTGCTCAAGCGATTGACCTGCGCCGTCGATATTCTCTAGCCATGGCTCCATTTGAGCCGGAACATTAACCGTAGGCGGGCGACGGAATACCATGCCAACCAAGCTATCTCTGGTACGGCCAGTGACGCCCTGAACATAGGCGCGCTCTTTGTAACGAGCATAACGCTCCGGGAACTCGTCGGCAAACTCGGCGGGCAGCAGGTCTTTTTCCTTCTTCACCCAATGCGTACCCTTGGAAACGACCGTTGTTCGCTTCCAGATTGGCTCAAACTCGGTATAGTCTGGGTGATTCGTGTTAACCGGCATATTCCGCACCGTTATCTGTTTTCAGTATGATAGCAGGTTTTGCTATATGGGCAAAGTCAGTTCATTTTAATCTTGACAGTTGGCATCACCGGAGTAAGCGTCAGATGCTCAACCGAATATCTAAGAGCGTCGATGAAGTGGTTGAAGTCGTCAACCGGCTTGTTCGTGGTTTTGCCGTCCTTGTCCACTGCCCAGCTGTAGTTATTGAATTCAGTCATAAACTCTACCAGATGAGCGTTAACAATGATTTCGTACTCAAGCAGGAAATCAATGCCAGCATTCACCGAATCTCTACCCTTGAGCGCGCCCTTTATCTTAACGTCCTTGCCAGCAATATAGTCGATTGATTTAGGCTCGGAGCTGTCTGCGATTGTCTTACGCTTGTGCGCTCTCATTTCCTTTATGGCTGCGGCTATCTCGGCGTTTTGCATTCCCTTCTGGTAAAAGCCGTCATAAACATATATTCGCTTGTTTGCCTTATCCACGTATGACTGGTGAAAGGCCGTCGGGTCGTTGGTGTAACCAAAGTCAAGCCCCTGGACACACTCAAGCCCTGCAATCTCATCCTCTCGGATCAGTCTTTGCTTGTAGTTGCTGAAAACAAGCCCTTCAGCCGTGCCCCAATTACCCAGCGCGTAGATGTTGTAATACCTGGGGTTCGTCTTTTTCTTGTTCTCCATGACCATCTTGTACTCGTCATCGATAAACGAGTTATCAAGAAACGTGGTATGGAGGGTGAACACGCCATCAATGGGATCGTCGAAAAATACCTTCTTGATCCAATGCTGTTCACTGATCGGGTTAAAGGTTAGCGTGATTTGCTTCTTGTACTTGGTCTGGCCACGCAGACGAAGGTCAAGCTGCTCAAAGTCCTCTTGCGTGAACTCTGTCGCTTCCTCCATCCATATACCAGTTACACCCTCGATAGACTTCAGCTTTTCCGGGTCATCCATTCCCGTAAACATCAACTGTGAGCCATTTGGCTTGTAAGTTATCGTGAGGTCAGTGTTGTTAATGTCGAACTCATCGTAAAGCCCCCACTTTGACACCAAAGACTTGAACAGGGTAAACACTGAACGCTTCAGCGTGCGGTTTACCTTACGGGCAACCAGAAACCTGTGCTGTACGTCGCTTTCTTTGAGAATGCGGTACAGGTATTTGCGGGCAACAATGTGCGACTTACCAGAGCCAGCGCCGCCCCATAGAACTTGGTAGCGGCTCTGATCTGTGAAGGCTGGCACGAAAGCAGGGGAGTTATCCTTAACGTGCTTTCTGAATAACGCGAGGTTTACCATTCATGTGAGCCGTCATCTACTACGCGGTGATTGTGCTCGATTGTCTGCTTATCCCAGCCAAACATCTTGTTCAGCTCCTTGTAGGCATTCAGAGCCACCGTCTGGTTCTCGGGATTACGGATAATCTCTTTAATGCCGTTTACAGAGTCGTCAAACTCCCATTCCGCGTCTTGGCTTTTCATATCGCGCAGCCGCTGAATCTCAGCCTGCACTCGCTCTTTACGAACGAGGTGGCTGGCCTCCGCTGGAGCGGTAGCCTTAGAGGCACCGAACGCCTCCATGTACGCCTTGTACTGAGGCAGGCGGTCGTATACCAGCAGTCGGCAGAACTCGGATTCTTTTTCGGTTAGTTTTACGTCGTAGCTCATGATATTGACAACGGTTAGTTTGTGGTGTTGTCAGTATATCACGGAGCGCGGACAAAAAAAGCCTGCTTTGGTAGCGGGCAAGGAGAGAGAGGAGGCTATACCGGCCTGCCTGCGGTGTGGGATTAGATGTCTACGGTGTCAGTCGGCTTTCAAGTTGTCACTTTCATGGCTTTCTCCTGTGTTGGGAGTGTGGTGGCCGGTGCTAATCGGCGAAGCCGTCCCCGTTTGGCGCGTATGCGCTACTAGGTTTTATTCACCACACTGAATAGGGCTCTGGCGGGTCGCTCATCTCCGCTGTCTGCATTCCGTCAGAACATGACTCTGACTGCTCTCAAAACCCTAATCAGTGCCCGCTACTTAACCGTGTAACGGGGTGCGTACTACATAACGCCTCGCGGCGTGGACATGCAATTGTCATGGGTGACTATATCAGAACTTAATCGCACCCGTAAAGCCAATGAACACCGGAGTTACGACAACGGACGGATGGTAATGCTCGAAACCCGTGTAATCGAACTGAACGGCAGCCATACCGCACACGTCCCGCCCCGTATCGCTCCACCCCTTAGAGCATGACCTGTAACCGTATGTGGCCGCCCCTATGACGCTTGTTTCGACGTTCGGCACCGGTAGGTCAAATTTCGGCAAGCGCCACTTGTAGCCAGCCAGAAAGCTGTCCTCGTCGTAGCTGTTGTTGAAGTAGCCAGCGATAAAGCCGTTATGCTCGCCCATGACCAGCTTGTGCCGCTCGTTGTAGTCCTCGCTGCTGAAGTGTTGCGTGACGGCTCCCAAGTACAGGCGCGTCTCAGCCCTCGCATTGCTCCCCCAAACCGCCAAGGCTAGTACGACTATGGCGGCTAGGTAGTAGATGTGGTCGGTTTTCATGCTCTAGCCCTCCACTCCTCAACCGCCAGCTTAGCCTCCGCCACCGTTATGCAATGCCGGAACGCCTCTAGCCAGTTCCTGGCGTCGTAGAAAAAGCCGTCAATCGGAACCTCAACCGACACGCTGGCAATACCACGAGTGGCAATTAGGTGGTGGTTTTTGGCGTGCCATTGGGTTTTCATATCAAAGCCTCTCAGTTGTTGCAATCCAAGGCAAAACCTTATAACCGATCAACAGACAAAGTGGAGCATGAAATATAATGCCCGCAGTGCCAATCATCTCGTCTAACGCAAAACCGGCAGCTACCGCAAAAACAACCATTGAAAGCGCGCACACGTAGCGGTTCATCTCACTTCTCCGTCAGGTTGTTGTCTTTCATCCATTTCAGGATGGCGTCGGCTTGCCCGTGCGTGCTGTAGCCTGTGTCTTCAAGAATACTCAGCAACTCCTCCCGCATCCGCTGTCCTGGGGTTTGGATTGGGCGGAAATTTTCAGAGTTATGCCGATACTCAGTCCGCTCAGCTCCATTGTCGTCGGTAAACACAATCACCTGCCTTCCAATGTAGTCAACCTTAGCTCTACCCCATTGCCCGCTTACATATCGAAACTCAAACTCACACCCCACAGGCGGCAACCCATCCACCCACTCGGTTTTGGTGGGGCGTGGAATACACTTTTCGCACGGGATTTGATCTTTATGAAACCCGTCATGCCCTGCCATGCTGGCAATTTTGGGACACCAGTACGTCGAGTCGTACGGCGCTTCACTCCAATCAATCTCACTCATTCCAATTCTCCGTCTAATTGGGCTAGGAGGGTGCGGGCGTTTGCATCCACTATCGGATGGTTTGGATCTTTGAGCAGCATCCGCAAAGCCTCCACCAGTTTGGTGTGGTACGTAGCGGCCTGAACAACAAACTCAGCATTGGCCCGCGCCTTTTGCGCCCCGATGCCGGGATCATCGTTGCATCCGTAGCAAACGATAAACCCGTTCCAGCGGACGTACCCGATGTCCTCGTCGCCCATGGGCGCGTCAATCTCCACGGCTTGCGGATCTCGTTGTGCCGGTATAGTCCAAGGCAACGCCGTATGCTTACTCATCCCTCTCCCTCCGTTGCTTCATCACCACCTGAACTAGTCGGCCGCACCGCATACAACGAACAGCCAACAGAAGGGCAGTTCTCGGTCTGTTTTCGCCACGTTCCTGGCTCCATAGGGTCATACACGCATTCGATGCACTTCGCGTTAACCTTGCCTCGAAAACCGGCCTTGCTGGCCTCTCTGTGAATCAATGTTTGCTTGTAGTCGCTCACTCCCCATCCTCCGTTGCTTGTAGTTGGTTTACCCCACCATTACGCCATAGGTTGGGGTGGGGTGTCTAAGAATGGTTTGTTATAAGGCTTAGCGTTTGTAATTCCGCCAATCTATACCGTTCTCAGAAAGCATTGTTTTAAGCTCGCCTATCCGCTTACGGTCGCATTTCTGGCGGCGCTCAAGGTGGCGAACCCTAACCAACAGGCGGTTTCGCTCTTTGCGGTATTTTTCTGCCTGATCAATGGCGTCTGAAGGAGTCATCTTGCGGCCTCAATTTTCATCTGCAATCCAGTAAACGCCGCCCGCTTCATGGCGCGGCCTAATGCTTCCTCGGCCTCCTGGCGGCTGCTGTATTCGGTCACATGGTCACCAGTTATCCGGAACTTAACGATTAGCCGCCACATACCATTTGACTCCTTGGTGGCACTCACAGGGCCACCGGTTTGCGCTGTACGTTGATGCCGCCAGCGATAAAGCATGATGCTTGCAGCTTGGCCTCGGTGTAGCTTTTGGCCCATGCTTTGCGCTTACCGCTTGTGAAAACCGGCTTGTTGCCTTTTAAGCCTGCGAAAAACTCTTTGGTGTCTTTGTTGATTACTGTGAACATTTTCTCTCTCCGGTTGCGTATCTCTATGGTTCCAATGTACCAACCCACCGAGCCCGCGTGAAATACTGTTTTTGCATAACCAGCCCGTTTTTATAACCACCCGCCCAAATGAGAATGATTGTTGTGTTGGGGTTTCTTAGGGTGATTTTGTATGTTTGTAACTTTTGGCCCCGCATCCTTGGTAACAGTGGTAACACCCCTAAAGGGGTGTGTTACCTAGTGTTACCGGCGGCTGGCCTTGCCCCTGTTACTGTTACCCATCATAGTTATCCACAGGCCACAAAAACTCTCAACCCCTTGTCCCGCAACTACTACAGCCGGTAACACTTCCATTTTGTTACCACCTGTTACCACCGTTACCTATCGCATATTTTTGGCTAAAATCAGGGTTCCTGAATCAATGGGGTCAATGATGGCAAAACCGTTCATTTTTTCGACAATATAGTTACTTTGTAACAGTCGATAGACGAGCCGTTTTGCCCCTGGCTTGACGTATTGTTTCGCCGTTGCCTCGGTTTTTGCGTGACCGGATTTGATCAAATAACGTTGCAAAGCTGCTGAACTGACGTACGGCATTCCGTCCGCTGTTTCAGCTCCAGAATCCCACCATGCCTTCTCAAGCAACCTACGATCCTCATGCGCCTTCTTGTCCACCTTAACTTTGGTGGACTGCTCAGCCGGAACCAGCACAGCAGATTTAACTTGCTCGCCATCTTCGTCGATCCAGTCCAGCTCATGACTCTGGATTTCAAACGCCATCGGCGCTATCAATTCCGAGTCCTTGGCCTTGCGCTGGATCAACTGAAGCGGCTCTGACTCACTGCCAGGCACCACGGAAAATTCCAGATCAAGTGCCCCTTTCCATGCCGAGCTGCCCCGCGCACGGTGCTGTGAATCCTCACTGACGCCCGTGTGGTGAACTAGAAGAACCGTTGTGTTGAACTCCTGCATGAGATAGCCGCACGCATCGATCATCGTTTTGGCGTCCTGTGCGCTGTTCTCGTCACCTGCAAGGAATCGGTGCAGGGTATCCACTACAATAGCCGCTGGCGGCTCTGGAAGCTGATTAATGGCATCTCTGACCTTGGCATACCCTTCCGGCGTATTTAGGTCGGTGCCAGCTTTAGACAACCACATATTAAGCTTGTCGGCCTTGTTGTGGCGCTTCCATGCGGCAAGGCGCGCCCGCATACCGGCATGGCCCTCACCGGCCAAATAGACCACGGGGCCGCTGTGGATCTTCTTGCCATTCCATTCCGGTTTGTTGGCCGCTATGTGGCAAACCTGATCAATCACCACAAACGTTTTACCGCCGCCCGATGGGCCGTGCACCATTATCAGGGCATTGCGTTGGATAACGCCTTTTATTAGCCATTGGATTGATACTGGCTGACTACAAAAGTCGTCGGCAGGGATCAGGTAATCATCTTGTGGCGGCATGATCAGGTTAATCAGATCGCCCCCGTCCTGGTAAAAGTCGTTAGCATCTTGGCCGGTGGTGGGCGGCAAGACTAACCGGCTATTGGTTGCATCGGCGGCTTGCTTTCCATACTTCTGACCCGTGCCGGATTCGTCGTTATCGGCCACGATGACCAGCGACGGGTTGAGCGTTTTGGCATATTTGGCGGCGGCTGGCATATTGTGGGCGCTGAAGGCGCATAAGGCGGGCAGCCCCGTTACTTGGTGAATAATAGCCGCATCGGCAAAGCCCTCACAGATAACCAGCGTTTTTTCTGATGGATCACCCACAATAAAGCACGCGCCAGACGTTGCCCCGCCTCCCTGGAACTTCTTACTGCCCTCGGCATCAATGTATTGCAGGCTGGACAGCTCACCATCCACGTACATCGGAACAATCAGGCGACCGTCACCCGTAACACGGATGCCATGCGCCTCGATACTCTTTCGTTTCAGATAAGGATGATCGTTGCTGGCTTCCGTGGCTCCGTTCCATATTGTTTCTGAGGTATCGGCGGCTACCTCTCGACGCTTGGCCTGCTCTTCCTGTTGCTGCTTTCTGGCCTCGGCAATCCGGCGTTTGTGAGCCATCTCTTCCTGAATGGTTAAGTCACGGCCAATATCCGCCCGCCAAGTCTGATTGGTGCCGTCTTTCCAGTTACCGAAAGCTCCGGCTGGAACCTTGTCTGGATAGATAACGTACCAGCCTGAGTCGTCCTTTTTTTTGCCGGTGACGCTGAAACGGTGAATCTTGCCGTCCATGTGGATCTGCTCAGGGGCAAGCATTCCGGCGATTTCCATTGCCTGTCTGAGCTGTTGTTCTGGCGGCTCTTTGTGGTCTGGTCTAGGCGGGCGGAAGCCGTCTGGGAACAGGTTTGTTATGTCGGCCATCAATCTAGCTCCGTGCTTCTGTTTGCATGAAAAAGATGGTCAGGAAGACATGGAAAACCGTCATCCTGAGCCACAGCGACAACCTTTGCAAGAATCCACTCGGAGTTAGGGTATCTCTCGTTTAGCGAGGTTAGCGCCATGTCCGCCATACCGTAATCGAAATACCAGCCATCCATTAAGCCGGTGGTCATGCTGATAATTAGGTATCTTTCCATTACAGGGACTCCAGATAATCACTGATTGCTTTCATGGTGTTGTAGGTAGGGTTAACGTCCTTGCCTGAAGCTATGGCCCTTATGGTGTTATATGAGACGCGACTCTCTCGGCTCACCTCAAATAGGTTCTTGTCTGATAGCATCTTTCTGATTTCTTCCAAAGATTTCACGCATTTTCTCCTGTTTTTGCCAATCCAGTGTTGACAATAGTATAGCGCATTGGATAAAGTTACAACTGTCGCAGCAACCTGAAACCTTCAAACCGCTGCAAAATGGAGAATCAATATGGCTATACAGTTGAAGTCCACCAAGGGCTTGCACGCCAACGGCGTAAAAATCTTGGTATATGGCATGAGTGGTGCCGGTAAAACCTCGCTGATTCCGACTCTGCCGGAGCCAATCGTTTTGTCTGCCGAAGGCGGCTTACTTTCTATTGCCGATGCGGACGTTCCGTTTATCGAAATTGGCGATATGAACACGCTTATGGATGCGTATTCCTTTGTGACGGAATCGGCTGAAGCTGGTCAGTTTCAAAGCATTGCGCTTGATTCTATCAGTGAAATTGCCGAAGTTGTTTTGAATGCCGAAAAGAAAAAGACGAAAGACCCACGTCAGGCTTATGGGGAGCTAATGACGCAGATGCAGGACTTGATTCGCGCATTCCGTGATATCAATGGAAAGCACGTTTATTTCACCGCCAAGTGTGAGAAATCGCAAGACGAACAGGGCCGAATTCTATACGCACCTTCTATGCCCGGCGCAAAGCTAGGGCAGCAGCTCCCATATTTCTTTGACGAGGTGTTTGCACTCCGAGTCGAGAAAGGAGAGGACGGCAAAAACGTTCGGGCCTTGCAGTGCGACACGGATGGCCTCTGGAGCGCCAAAGACCGATCCGGCAAGCTGGAGCCTTGGGAGCTGCCAGACCTTGGGGAGATTATCAAGAAAATTGGGGGTGAGGCATGACACTCTATGACCAATGGCTACAAGCCAAAGAGGCAGAGCGTCAGGCTGTCGAGGCACGGCGCGTCATTGAAGATGAGCTGGTAAAGTCATTCCAGATTGACGATACCAAAGACGGCTCAAAAACCTACAAGCCGGACGGCTACAAAGTGAAGGTAACGACGCGCCTGAGCCGCCGCGTGGATGCCGATGCTTTGATTGACCTGGCTGCACAGGCTGGAATCGACAACGACCACCTGCAAGCTCTTTTCCGCTGGAAGCCTGAGCTTAACCTGAAAGAGTGGCAGAGCGCCGCCCCTGAAATCACCGGGCCACTGGCTCCGGCTATCACAACCAAACCAGGACGCCCGTCCTTTTCAATTGAACGAGTGGAGAAATAATCATGGCTAACCTTGGCGAATCATTTAACGTAAACGAACTGCCGGAAGATCAGGGCGGATTCGATCCAATCCCTGCCGGTGACTATCACCTGAAAGTGACTGACAGCTCACTGGAAGACACCAAAGCCGGTACTGGTCAGTACATCAAAGTGCGTTGCGACGTAATGGGGCCATCCCATCAAGGTCGAGTACTGTTCACCAATATCAATATCCGTAACCCCAATCCGAAGGCGGAGGAAATCGGACGGCAGCAGCTTGGTTCTTTGCTCCGGGCTATTGGCCTCGCCTCGCTGACTGACACCGATCAGCTTATCGGTGGTGAGTTTAGCGGAAAGGTGACCGTGAAAAACGATCCGACTTATGGCCCCGGCAACGAAATCAAGGGCTTCAAGGCCATTGGCGGCTCACCGGCTCCGAGTGTTGCGCAGTCTGCACCGGCGCAAAATTCCGCTCCGGCTGGCGGTGCAACTCCGCCTTGGGTTAAAAAGTAATTCACTGAATGGGGCGGTTCGCCGCCCCTTTGGAGTTTTTATGAGAATGGTTCACTTACATGAAATAGAGGATCAAAACAACTTCGCCAGAAGGGCTGCAAGTCATTTTAGAGAAAATGAAAATCACTGGTCATACACTGATGGCGATATTAAAGAAGGCGCTCTCTTCGCCCTTAGATTTGGCATGGCTAGAGATTGCGTTTTAATTTTTGAGATTGGCAGCGAGCCAATTAACTATCAGAATATTATTGGTGATTGACATGGCGGAGATACCAGATCCTTTAAGCACGCTGCCCGCCCTAATCGACAAAGCCCACGAAGCTAAGGCGGAGTCACCAAGGCCACACTTGGGAGCTAGCCAAATCGGTCACCCATGCCGCCGTTGGCTCTGGTTGTCATTCCGCTGGGCCATAAAGCCACAATTTCCAGGCCGGATTCTGCGCTTGTTCCGCCGTGGCCACCATGAGGAAAACTGGATTGTCGAGGATTTAAGGCTGGCTGGCGTAAAGATCCATCCGCTTGACCCTGAGACGGGTAGGCAGTGGTTTTTTAAGGATGGGCACTTTGGCGGCTCACTGGATGGCATTATTGAATCCGGCGTACCGGAAGCACCAGAAAAGCCGCATGTGTTTGAGGCGAAAACGCATAGCCTTAAATCCTTTGACCACCTCAAAAAGAACGGCGTGGAGAAATCAAAGCCTGTTCATTATTCACAGATGCAGGTGTATATGGAGGCCAAAGGCATTGATAGGGCACTGTACTATGCAGTCTGTAAGGATAATGACGAAATCTATACCGAGCGCGTCCGGCTAAAAAAAACCGAGGCCAAAAAGCTAAACGACAAGGCGCAAGAAATCATAGCTTCAGATCGAATGCCGGAACCCTTGAACGCCGATCCAACGTGGTATCAATGCCGTTACTGTGATGCCCATGATTTCTGCCACAACCACCACACCACCAAAGAGGTGAATTGCCGAACCTGCGCCCATTCCACCGCGCTCAGAGATGGCACCTGGCACTGCAACCGATGGGATAGCGAAATACCAGCCGTCGAGTTCCAGAGGGCCGGATGTGACGATCATGTGATTCACCCTGACCTTGTGCCGTGGAAATTTAAAGGCGGTGATGAGGTTTCTGCCATCTATGAGATTGAGGGCCAGGATGTGCAGGTTGGTTGTGGTGGCGTGCTGTCTAGGGATTTGTTGCATCCTGATTCTAATGTGGCTGAAATTGTTAGGAGATTCGGAGGCAAAGTGTGCTAAGAGACTACCAACAAAGAAGTATTGATCAGCTTTACGAATGGTTTAACTCCAACGACACCGGCAACCCGTGCGTGGTGCTTCCGACCGGCGCAGGGAAATCTCACATTGTGGCGGCGCTGTGCAAGGATGCCGTGCAGAATTGGCCATCCACCAGAATTTTGATGCTGACTCATGTTAAGGAGCTGCTAGAGCAAAACGCCGAGAAGATGCTACAGCACTGGCCCAATGCCCCGCTTGGCATTTACTCGGCTGGCATGGGGCGGCGGGAGCTTGGCGAGGCCATTACCTTCGCTGGTATTCAGTCAGTGCGAAACAAGGGCGAACTGATAGGGCATATCGACCTGATCATCATTGACGAGTGCCATCTTATTAACCATAAGGCTGAGGGCGGTTATCGTGAATTGATTGCCAAGCTGTCGGAAATCAATCCAGCCATCCGCATTATTGGCCTAACAGCTACCCCTTGGCGATTAGGTCATGGTCGCATAGATGAAGGTGACGCGCTATTCGATAGCCTGATCGAACCGGTAACAATCGAAGAATTGATCCATAAAGGCTTTCTGGCCCCGCTCCGGTCTAAGTTCATGGATAACGAAATGGACGTTAGCCAGGTTAAAAAGCGGGGCGGTGAGTTTATCGCCGGTCAATTGGAAAAGGCCGTTGACACCGATGAGCAAACAAAGGCCATCATTGCCGAAACAGTGCAGCGCGCCAGTCATTGCCAATCGGTTCTTGTGTTTTCGTCTGGCGTGGATCATGCGAATCACTTGGCTGATGCGTTTAACGCCATTGGCTGGCCTGCGGCAGCTGTGACCGGAGGAACCGGAAAACAGAGAAGGGCCGAACTGATCCAGCGGTTCAAAGACAAGGATTTTAGGGTGCTGACCAATGCTGAAGTTCTGACAACCGGCTTTGATGCACCCGATACGGATTGCGTCGTTATGGCCCGCCCCACTATGTCACCCGTGCTGTATGTGCAGATTGCAGGGCGCGGTATGCGACTGAAAAGCCACACGGATCACTGCCTTGTATTGGACTTCGCCGGGAACGTTCGCAGGCATGGCCCTATCACTGCCGTACAGCCGCCAAAATCAAAAGGCAATGGCACTGGTGAGGCTCCAGTAAAAGCCTGTCCTGAGTGTGGTGAAGCCGTACACATGGCAGCTAAACAATGCACTGATTGTGGCTACCTGTGGCCTCTGGAAGAGGTCAAAAAAGAATGGAAGCTGTACCAGGATGACATTATGGGCCTGACTCCGCTAGAGATGCAGGTGACGGACTGGGAGTGGCGAGTACAGACTAGCCGTAGAAGTGGCCAAGAAATGATTGTCGTCACGTATTATCACGGTTTCACAAATGCCGTGAAAGAATACTTGACCGTTGAACACGATGGCTATGCCGGGGCGAAAGGCGTGCAAAAGCTGGCAGACATTGCCACTGGATGCGGTGCTTTGCTCAAGGATTGCGAAACAATGGATGACATTTGCGAACGGATGAAGGAGCATAGTTGCCCCTCTACGATCAAGTATCGCAAGAAAGGAAAACTCAACGACATTGTAGCGAGGATTTGGGAATGACAAAGCCAGAACTACCGATTGAGGTTATTCAGTGGCGCGAAAGATTTAAAGCGGCTGCGCTGGATCGTCCTCCTAAGTGCTGCCACACGTGCGAGGACTACACTGAGGAAGGCTATTGCAGGCATTTCCAAATGGAGCCGCCTGCTGAGTTTGCTGCCAGCTTTGACCAGTGCCCTGAGTGGTTTGAGAAAATCCCGTTTTGAGGTGTGATATGGATAAGGTTCCGAGTGAGCATTATGAGCAAGTAAGATTCGTTGGCAAGTTTAAGATCCGTTGGCCTGATGTGCGCATCTTTGCCATTCCGAACGGCGGGCATAGGGGTAAGCTAACGGCCACAAAGATGAAAAATGAGGGTGTTAGTCGTGGTGTACCTGATCTTTACGTGCCAGCCTGGAAGATGTGGATTGAGATGAAGCGAGTAAAGGGTGGCACCGTTTCCGCAGATCAGAAGGACTGGCACGAATACTTAAAGGGTATTGGGGACAGTGTTTTGGTTTGCCGTGGATCAGATGAGGCTCTTGAGATGGTAGAGGGATTTGTAAAAAATATGGAATAACCACCACCCCTGATATGCCTATAAGTTCTTGGACGGTGTGGGGTTGGTGGTTTATGGTTTGGGTGGTTGGTTGATAAATATGGGGTGACCATGAACAAATACGTTGTTGTTTTGAAGCGAGCGATACCGGTCAGCGATTACAGCACTGACACTTTAACGGCAGTGTTCAATCATAAGGCGCCAATAGGCGAGGTCATGAAGTGGGCTGATCACGCTTGCCGTGGTAGCTGCAACTTAATATCAGTAGAGATCACTGAGCCGGAGGTTGTGGAAGATGACCGATAATAGAATTTATGATTTAGAGGTTAAGTGTAAAGACGGAACTTGGATGATCTGGGAGACAGTGGAGGGTTTAGATAATGCCAACAAGGAAATGTCCGCCGAAAGGTTGGCTATGTCGAGAGGCGAAATACCGCACGCCGAGATCCGCAAAATTAAGCGCCAGCAAGCGCCTGAGGTTGGGCAGAGAGTCTTTTTTAAGCCTAGGCAACCTGACGAATTTCAGAGGTTCTCACACTCAATGGAGGCGGTTGGAGAAGTTACTGGCGTTGGCAGAGATTCCGGCGGCGTTTTTATTAGAGTCAAAGCAGATCATTTGCCTGAAGAGGCTATTCGTATGAAAGACTTTTACAAAAAGGGAGTTAGGGAATGCCAAGCGCCGATTTTCCAGCCAAAAAAATAAATGACGATTTCGCCCTGCATGTTTGCCGGAACCCTTACGGCTGGGACGAAGAAACGATCCGAAAATGCAGGCTTTATGTATGCGAAATGATGGAGCGATATAAGGAGGCTGCTATCAACTACAGAGAGTTCGCCGAAGAAAATGGCTTGAATACGATGATATGGGGTTAACCACCCCAGCACCACTTAATTTATGGAGGGAGTTATGTTTACGGATGGCGAGTGGGTAAAAGCAACAGGCATCGGTTATTGCTGCATTCGAACCGGATCAATGGGTGATAAAACTGGCAAAGTCATTGCTGACATGCGGATTGTTGACGGATATTACAATACATTCGACGCATCGGTCATGTGTGCGGCAAAAGCTATGTATGAATTTTTGGGGGCAAAGCTGCATCACTTGCCGGTAGAGGATCAGCGTGCTGCTAGTGAGATTTTGAAAAAGGCGAGAGGCGAGCAATGACCTGCAAAAAAGATAGCTTTATAAGGCGCGGTATGACATGTCCGTTTTGCTTTGGCAATCAAGAATCAGGCTGCCTAGCCGGAATATCCGCTTATATTCTTGAGCAACAATCAGAGGTCATGTTTGATCGAAATAGTAATTCTGGCAAGGCGGCAAGATATTTGATAGGCAAAAGAGCTAAAGAACTTAGATCAAACCTAATTATTGGCGAGGTTGAGCAATGAAAACCACCCAAGACATCCGCACCCTATGCGCCGAAGAGGTGAGCCATGCCAGACCTACTTAAACTGTGCCTATACGCCGTAACCGCTGGCTATGCGATTGCTTTGATTGCGGCGTTTTTGTTTTACATGGATATTAATGGGCGGTGAGTTGTGGGAACGTTGAGTAAGGCAGTAGGCATGGCGGCAGAAACTAATGCGTTAGGATTAGATCCGAGCCATGACATTGAGCAAGCCGCCAACCTCGCCAAAAAGGCTGATGAGTTGATGGAGGAGATGCAGGCCGCACTAATGATGTACGTCAGAGCTGGCCATGGTATGTCTACTGATCCGGCCAAACAAGGCAACGCAAGACAAGCGGCACTTTACGCACTAGACAAATACAAGGAGCAAAACCAATGACCGAACTAGACAAAGCTTGGCTTGAGACGGCAACACTCAAGGAGCTGGAAGACGAGAACGATATTCTTTCTGAAGAAATCATTGCAATAAGTCATCAAATTGATATGGAAAAGGAGTTCAAGGGCACGCGAGAAAAGGGATGGCGGCATAAAGCAAAGTTTGCCAAGGATTGCAAGATTGCAGATCGTGAGATTATCCGCCGTCACATTAAAGACAAGCGAAAGAAAGAATCAATGAAGATCACACATAGACGCGACGAACTGATGATTGCCGCGTTAAGGGAAGAGATTGGCGAGAGCCGATTTCTTGAGATTGCAGAACTGGTTAAAAGCCATCCAGAATGGCAAGGAGATTAAAATGAGCGCGATTGATGAGATGCCGGATGACCTGAAATGTTTGGCAAATTTCGAATGGGATCTTCGATTCGATAGAGTTTGCTGGGATTTTAAAAATAACTGCCCTGAATGGTTTAACTCAGAATACTTTGAAGGCAAGCGCGGGTACAACAAAAGTGAACACAAATCTGCCCGCCAGCAACTAGGCTTAGAGCCAGCGAGTGTGCCGGAGGGTGTAGCGGGGGAACCCAGAACTGCCGAAGCATTCCTGCACGAAGCTGCAGAACTCATGACTGAACGCGGCAAGCAGTACGATCAAGAAGGCGGTGAGCGTAGCATGGGCAAGACCGTCAAAGCCTTCAATGCCATTACCGGAAAAGACCTTACCGAGTCAGAGGGGTGGCTTCTTATGAGCCTTCTGAAGCGCGTCAGGCAGCATAGCGGTGCAGGCTACCACAAGGACAGCGCAGAGGACGCCGTGGCATACGCAGCGCTTGAGGCTGAGTCATTGGAGGCACAAAAATGAACCGCCCCCAAATGCAAAGAACCCTGGCCCAAAGAGCAGCGGAAGTTAGCCAGGCTCAGGCCAGAGTCAACGAGCAGCGCAAAGAGATCAAGCGCCTGTCTGCGAAGGTCGAGGCGGTGAAGGCCATCCAGCTACCAGAACCCGCCAACGATGCCGAGGCTCAGTTGGTGGCGGATATGGCGCAGAGGATTATGAGGGCATTAGAATCGTAGCGCTTATTCAAAAACGATATTTCACAGGGAGGTGGTGCGGCTGTATATTTAAACCATACACAGAACGCAACAACGAAGGGGGATCACTATGTACACACTGAACGACATCAAAGCAGCACAAGCCGCCGTTGAAGCAGCAAAAGCCCGCCCGCTGGATTCATTCTTTACAGGCGAGCAGTCTTTCTTTAACGACGCCCCAGCAACCCGCGAAGAAGCCAAGGCCGAGTTTGTGGCCGGTAAAGAAAAGCTCCTGAAGGCAGCCATTGCTGGCTACAACGAGCAGAAAGCCAAAGAGGCTTACATTGCTGAGCATGGCATCTGGGCTACGGTTATTTGAGGCTAGAAAATCTACACAGCCCGGCCAATCGGTTGGGCTTTTTCAACGGTAGGAGAGAGTTGTGGATAGAGTCTATAAACCAGAGCGAAATGTTTTTGAGGCGTCAATAGAGCGCCTCGATTTCATTTTTGCCAACTTTGAAAGAATCTACTTGTCATTCAGTGGCGGGAAAGATTCAGGCGTGATGCTTAACTTAATCCTTGACTACATGAAGGAACGGGGCATCAAGCAGAAAATCGGCATCCAGATCATGGACAATGAAGCCAACTATGAGATGAGCATGGACTTCATGAAGCGGATGATTGAAAACAACCGCGAATATCTTGATGTGTATTGGTGTTGCCTGCCTATCACGTTGCCTTGCACGGTTTCATCCTATGAAATTGATTGGCAATGCTGGGGCGTAAACGATGAACACAGGTGGGTACGACCAATGCCAGATATGGATTACGTGGTTAACATTGACAACCACCCCTTCGGTGATCTGTTCCAGGAAAACATGCACTACGATGATTTCTGGGACATGTTTTCGGAGTGGTACAGTCAAGGTAAGCGAACTGCAAATTTGATTGGTATTCGAACCCAGGAAAGCCTTAACCGTTATCGCGCCATCATGAACGCTGACAAAGAAATGCTTTACGGCAAGGCGTGGACTAAGAAAAACACAGAACACACCTACAACGTGTACCCAATTTATGATTGGCGAACCCGTGATATTTGGATTGCTAATGCCAAGTTTGAGTGGGATTACAACAAGCTCTATGACACTTTTTACATGGCTGGCGTTCCTGTAGAGAAAATGCGAGTGGCAAGCCCGTTCATGAGTGAATCGAAGTCCAGCCTTAACCTGTATCGCGTAATTGATGGCCACACTTGGGCAAGGCTTTGTGCTAGGGTGAGCGGAGCTAACTTCATCGCCACTTATGGCAAACAGCTTAGCTATCACAGCTTTAAGTTGCCGGAAGGGCATACATGGAAGTCATTTGTTAAATTCCTGCTTGAAACGCTCCCTGGCGAGTCTGCCAAGAATTTTAAACAGCGCTTCATCCAGTCAATCAAGTATTGGGCAAGGGTGGGGCGCGGATTGCCCGATGAAGTCGTGGAGGACTTGAAGCACAACGGTGTTACGTTTTACATAAACGGAACAACCGCTCATGGCGGGAACAACCTAAAACGCGTCCGTATTCCGACTCCGCCAGACCATTTGGATTGCCTTAAGTCTCATAATAGCGACGTAACAAGCTGGAAGCGTTTTGCAATAACAATTTTGAAAAATGATCACACCTGTAAATATCTGGGACTTGCACCAACAAAACACCAGCAAGAGCGCCAGAAAGCCATTCAGAAAAAGTACAGCAGTGTACGGGGAGACAAAAAATGAAAGTGATTCACACAAACGACCTGCCAGAGAGCCGTAAAGTTGAGTTTCACGCAGGCATCAGCAACCGGATTCTTCTTGAAGAGGACGGAATGGGCTACACCATGACCAAAACGGTTATTAGCCCTGACGCTGGCAAAGTTTTCCAGCATTACAAGCACCACCTTGAAACCTGCTATTGCGTTTCTGGTTATGCAACTTTGACGGATGCAGCAACCGGAGAAGAATTCGAGATTTTGCCGGACACAACCTATGTTTTGGACAAGAACGACCCGCACTACTTCGAGGCACACGAGGAAACGGTACTGATCTGCACCTTCAACCCACCGCTTACTGGTCAAGAGGTTCACCAGGAAGACGGGTCATACGCTCCGGCAGATGAATTTAAATCGCCAGTGTATGACGTTAAGCGTGTGCCGATTGAGAAGGTGACCGCTAACGACTACAACCCTAATAGTGTAGCGCCGCCCGAAATGGCATTGCTTGAAACGTCAATCTGGGAGGACGGCTACACTCAGCCGGTTGTGGTGGTTTACGACGACGAAAACGATAAATACGTAGTCGTTGACGGCTTTCACCGTTACTGCACTCTGAGGGATTCTCAGCGTATCTATGAGCGTGAAAAGGGCATGCTCCCCGTTGTCGTTCTCAAGAAAGAGATGCACGACCGCATGGCGTCCACAATCCGACATAACCGGGCGCGCGGTACACACAACATTGAACTTATGTCCACTATCGTTTCCGAGCTGGTAGAGATGGGTAAAGGTGACCGATGGATCTGTCAGCATATCGGTATGTCACCTGATGAGCTTTTGCGCCTTAAGCAAATCACAGGCGTTGCGGCATTGTTCCAAAATCAAGACTTTTCGGAGAGCTGGGATGCAGAAGCTTAAACAGCAATGGCGTCAGTATCGGGACTGGGAAGAAATTGCACACAACATGTGGGGGGAGGTGGCGGACAAAAAGTCCGCCCTTCAAACGGCAATCGCCTTCACGGGCGATCACAAGCTATACGGAAGCTACATGAGGCGCGTTTGCCATGAATGGCCAAACAGCTGTATTAATGCGCTGACTGATCCTTACCTAAACCAAAAGGCATGGTTGGGGCACGCGGCGGTTGCCCTGGCCCACAACATACCAGAGGACATAACGAGAGAGGCATGGGGTTATCTGACAGATGAGCAAAAATATCTGGCAAATGAGGAAGCAGAACGAGAAATTAAAGCATGGAAGATGCGCTACTTCGAGGATCAGGGCTTATGTGGACTGCTGGCAGGACAGATGTTATTTTGACGGAATCCCTGATGAAGTGCCGAACAAGCTGTTATTTTCTGGGAGGGCTCCGTCATGGAAGGCCATAGCGATATGCTTACTCAACAACGACCATCAGCTAAAAAAGTTGGGGCTGGAGAGAAACAGCACGGCGAGAGGGAGAGAGATAGAGCGACAGTTAAAATCACGAAAGATCAGCGAACAATTGCCGCTCATTTAGACCAAATCAAACGCCTTGAGCGCAAGTGCCTAGAGCTGCAACACGAAAACGCGGAACTACGCCACGCGCACAAAAAGGCGTTTGCGATATTGAGGGAGGTGGTATGACAAAACTCTACCAGCCCATAATCGACGGCCACCCCGTCACCATGATCAGCCTGTCGGGCCTGTCGAGGGATGAGGCGGAAGCGTATTGTATTGATAAATTTGGTAGGGATAGGTTTGGAGGGTTTTTGAATGGCGAATGAAGGCGACTTGGGCCACAAGGCCGAAGAGTTTTTCCGCGATGCGGCATTGGCAGAACAGCGCAGGCGGAACCAGAAGTACTACTACACCGGCTTATGCTGGAATTGTTCGGAGCCGGTAAGCAAGGGCGCTTTCTGCGATGATGGCGGGGAGTGCAAAGAAGATTATGAGAAGCGGGAGGCTATGCGGAGATGAGCAAAATAACCAGCCCGCCATACCTTTGCCCAGACGGCAGCAACCCGTGCGGGCGCTATGGATATTGCAGTTATTGCCCGCATGATGGCAAGGCGAAGAAAAGAGAGATTGCAGAGCGGAAGAAGGTTAAGGAGTCTAGAGGATGACCTACACCCCAGAACAAGACCTAAACCACCAGTGCATAAGCCCAACGCACCGCTATAGCTGCCACAACAAGCCGTTCAGCCCCGCTATCCAGTACCGTATGCAAGAAGGCTGGACGATGTGCGGAAAGCGGGCTATGGTGAACCATGAAACCAAATGGCTGCCGATACAGTGCGGCCACAGTTACCGTGAGACTGACCCCTCGTGCCAGGGGTGTTATCGGAGGCAGTAGCCATGACCACACAAGACGTAAAAAACGCCCTCAAAGTCTGGGGGCCGTGCACCTGCGGAAAGCTGGCGCGGGAGATGGCCGTACCGCCGCGAGAGATGCGGGAGTATCTGGAAGAGCTGAAGCGGTTGGGTGAGGTTCAACATAATTGGGTTCGGGGGCTCTATAGCTTATGATGTGGTTCGGCTGGCTGTTAATCGGGTTTGGAATCGGGCTCGCTGTCGGTGCCCGCTGGACATACAAGCATTATTCGGAGGGGCCATGATCACACTAAAAGAATGGGTAAGCATAGAAAACCGAAAGTGGAAAGAGGTCGAGCGCGATCTTTGCGAGCTTCTGGCGTCATACGGTGAGCCGCCAGTTTTTACCAACCAGATCAACCGTTGGCGAAGGGGCGATGGCAAACCGAACAGTATGCAATATCGGGCATTGATGGAGATGACCGACAATATGGTGGAAAGTTTTAGAGATCAATAACATTGATTGTTATCCAAAGCTTTGCAGGTGTATACTGTGAATAACACGGCCCCGGCTAGTAATCAGCGGGGTTTTTTTACGTGTGGTAGCTGCCACCACTAGGCGGCATAGCGGACGGCGACCGCTGATAACCAAACGTTACGGCATGATAGTGGATAGCTTGCCAGCCCGTTATACGACCCCGGCCTCTTTGCTTCGGCATACGCTGGGGTTTTTATTTGCATAACGAAAACTTTTCTTATTCCAAAACAGTATTTCACAATGGGCCGTAGAGCCCCTATTCTGTCTCTAACGAAACACGGGAAGGGAGAGAGACATGGAAACTTTAACCTACAGCAGCAACCGATACAGCGAACTGAACGAAGCCCGCCGCGAACTTTGGGCTGCAATGGATATGATTGGCGCGGCAAACAAGAATCCTGAGCGTTATGGTAAGGCGTTTTGGTTTGGCCAGATGAACAAGGCGCGAGCCAATCTCCGCAAAGTCGCCTACAAAGTACGCGCAGAACTGGCAGACCAACAAGCGAGGGCGGGCAAATGATAGACTGGATATTCAACCTCGGCTTACTCCTGATCTTAGTTGGCACACTTTGGCTCTGCTATGAATCTTTCGTGCCAACCGTAAAGCCATACACCCGCGTGAACATGCGCGACTTTGCAAAGAGGCTGGGCAAGAAATGAGACTGTTTCGCCTTGTGCTGGCAAGTCCATACACTGAGTTTGTCATTTACGAATACGGCATTAACGAGCACACGGTTGTAGACGAGGCTAACGAGCAGTACGGGCCTGAGTTTACAGTTTTGAGAGATATGGTGACGGAGATAATAAAATGAACACTGACGGAAACCTGGCAGCCCTTAACGCATGGCAACGCGAACAAGACCAACTCGCCGCGCAAGACCAGCAGCTTGAGGAGGCAACCGAGAAGCTGGCGGACGATTTGTTTGAGGCATATTTTGACGACAATCAAGACGTAGTGGACGAGGTGTTTGACAGCATCGTAAACACCGATGACTGGATTACGCCAATGCTTGACGGTCTGCGTCAGAACTTCACCTCTGACGGCTACGCTTTGCGCTCCTGCTATCGGCAGTACATCGCCAAGGCGTGCGAGTCGATTGCCGAGCGGTGTGACGATATGGACAAGATAGAGAGCTATTACCGTGCGTTTAAGCTCTGAGCACGGTCTAGGATGGCTAGGGTTATTCATCCTGGCCATCGCCGTCCAGCCGGTGTTTGCTGAGTATGTGGTGGAGTCGGTGGGCGGCAAGCCGGATTGCGTAACCGTGACCGGCTTTGAATATCTCGGGCGTGACGACGACGGGCGTCCGGAGTGGGAATATCCTATTAGGAGGGAGTGTTATGATGATTAGCAATGAACTTGAGTGCCGTTTTACGGTGTTTGGGGGTGAGGTGTGAGCGAACAACAGAGCAAACCAGAGTATCAATACGGCCTGATTGAAATAAATGTTCAGATATCCGCGACTGATGGTGTTACGCGAACAGTGCCGGGATTGACGCACAAGGCCACCCCGGGGCTGGCAGTAACCATGAACCCGTTTGGCGTGTTTCAGGTAACCCATATCAAAACAGGACGAAAGCTCTGCAACAACTATGAGCGAGCAGCCAATGCCCTTCTTGTTATGAGCCAGTGGGCGCTTGTCGCAGATATGAAGGGCAAATCATGGGAGGCCCTTAACCAAAGTGGCTGTGCCGATCTGATCACCGAAGCAAGCGCCGATGAGGTGCCATTCGACGGCTGCACCAGCACATCGCAGGGCGTCACCCGGAAGATGACAGTCGGTGAGTGGTTTCAGCATCAACGGATGCCGCTCTTTGACGAGTTCCCCTGGGAAGAAAGAGACCCGTTTGAACTGGCTATCAGCAACCTGGAAAAGATCGAGGTGGCGGCATGAACGATACGCGAAATGAGTTTGAGAGGATTATGGCCAACCACGCCGTGCTTAGCTGGAGCGATAGCATGGGCGAGTACCGCTCGGTTGCCACTCAGAAGATGTGGGAAGTATGGCAAGCCGCCCGCGCTCAGGGTGCTTGTGAATGGGCAGAACAGCTTGACGCCTGTGAGTTTCACGGAAACGACCACGAAGTATGCGCTGAATACAGCGGGCAGGTTCCGTGCGCCCGCGCCCAAAGTGGGCAGGGTGCTGACGCAGTTAAGTGGAGCGACCCAGCAGTTGATCCTATCGTCAGCAAGCTATACCGGAAATTCAAAGAATGGAACCGGCAGGGATTTGGCGCCGATGATGTTACCTGGTGTGAGGTTCGCGGGTATGTGGCGGAGCTGCTTAACGCCCAGCCCCATCCCGCCCAGCAATGGAGTGTGCCGGAGGGGTGGAAATCCATAGTTGATCGCATTGTGCCCGACATTTCTCCCGAACCTGATCAAAACGAGTATCCGGCAGAATGGTCTTTGTGGGCAGATCGCCAAAGGATTAGGCGCGAGCTATCCCTGCTCTCCACCCCCACCAAGCCCCAGGCTGATGGGTGGGTGTTGGTTCCAGCCGACCACCTTCCGGAAGTGATGGAAAAGGCAGCGGTTGCCGCTGCAAGAGAATACACGGCGCGAACTGGTGGCAATTGCATGAAGACAATTTACAAAGCTCTTGTAAAGGCCGCCCCACAACCACCAGCCGGTGGTCCGCCCCAGGCTGATGGGTGGGTTCGGTGCGATGAGCGGTTGCCTACATACAGAGACTCTGACGAGTACGGCGACGTGTGGGTTATGAGCAAGCTCTACGGCGTAAAAAAGATGCCCTGGTCATCCGTTCGCGCAGACTTTGAGTCGCACTGGATGCCCACCGGCCTCAAGCGCCCACAACCACCACAGGAGGGCGAGTGATGGATACAGGTAAGGTCTATTTTGATTCCGAAGGTAACGAGTGCTCAATCTGGCAAATGGTCAAGCGCGAGCCAACCTGGGCTGCCGTGAGAATACAAGAGGGTGAAAAGGCTATTGACGAAATCACCACCCTCCGCCAGCAGCTTGCAGACGTAACTGGCTGCGCTTGCAATTCGGAAGGGCCGTGCAAATACCACGCAATGACCTCAGTAAGCGGCAGATCCTACGTCCTCCGCCAACAAGCCGACGAACTGGAGAAATAAAATGACACCCGACGAATACCGTAAGCAAAAAGATAAAGAGTTCCGAGCAACACGACGCGCCAAGGGCGAAAAGATGATCCTTGCCGCCCTTGAGCATCGAAAGAAAATGGAGCCTTACACCAGCCCCGCGATTGCAAAGCGGCACAAGGTGTCTGCCGATAGCGTGCGCAATATGCGAAACGGCAGAGACCCTCGCAACCTGACGGAGCAAAAGAAAGCAGCTATCAGAAAGGATATTGCCATTAGCGAGAAGCTGGCAGCCGAATATGTGTCATGGGAGGATATTGGCGAGGAGCTGAATGTTAGCCGAGGCTTGGTGCGTCAGTGGGCGAAAGAGCTAGGCGTTACATCACCGAATAAGGCTATGGTGCGCAAGATCAAAGCACCGAAGCCAAAACCAGAGATTGTCATTGAGGGCAAAGAAGTAGAGTTTTTAACCATGCCAACCGTAGTCAGCCAACCGGCACAGGGGTGGTATTATTAGCCATCAGACGAATCAGGCTTAAAGATTTGCTGCATCCTTGCGCGGTGCAGCTCATCTTCTCTAGCCTCCCTGGCCCGTTCCATTTTGTTGCGCTGGCGTTGATAGTAGAAGTTGACAATAAAGGTTAGAATACCAAGGACAAGGGTTATTCCCATTACCCACTGGTTGAAGCTAATTGCTCCCCAAGCGAAACCAAAAAGATTAAAACCGTAGGAGCTTTTAGGCAGAAGTGAGTCAGCCGTCATCTGAATATTTGGGAAGGTAGATTCGATGAAGCTTTTAAACGACATAATGCACTACGCCTTGTGTAAAGTTGCTGGGTTTATACTTCGCATTGTAGCAAAGATTCCGATTTGGGGCTAAATCATAGACAGGTTTACAGTGTGCCTTTCAACCTCGCCAAACTCTTTATGCAAAACGATACACTTTGTGTCCTGCCCTGATCGATAACCACCCCATGTGGCGTATGCGTCTTTTGCTGCAAGTGTCCTGAATGATTCCTGAGTGACGCCTGCAAACTCTTTTTTACTGTCGTGATGAATATGGCCCGTGTACCAGTAGCGGTATTTGGTGCGCCCCCACATTTCAGGCTGATCAGCCGCCATAACTCCTGGAAGCATGGCAGGCTTACAGCTATGGCCATGATGCACGCCAAACATGCACGCGCCCCACTCGACATAGTGAAACGGAGTCGGGCTGTCATCGATGGTGACTCGGGGCTCGTTTTCGTAGATATTCGACAAGGCTACGGCAAGAAACATACTAGACGTGTCGTCATGGTTCCCGGTTGCGTTGATGACCCTGACGTGCTTATGCCGATTCAAGGCGCTGTCGATCATCTGGCGCATGATTTTCATGCCTACCCGCACCATCTTAGCGAACCGGCCATCCATATCCAGATGATGGCCTGAGCGGCTTGTGACGCCTTCCATGTTGTCGCTATGGAAGAAGTCGCCAAGGTTGACTATAACCGCTTCTTCACAAGCCGGAGCGGTATTCACGATTCGATCAAAGGCCGCGCAGAACTTGCCTTCGGCAATTGTTAAATCCCAGTCCTGCCCTGTTTCCTCTGCCCACGATAGGACGCCGATGTGTGGATCTCCGAGGGGGTAGACGGCCATCAATTGCTTTGCGTATTCTTCATTACTGTATGGCAGCGAGGCGGGCAATTTTGGCAGGTCTTGAGCTAGGGCGGCAATGGCTTCTTGCATCAACTCCAACTGCCGTTCTGCGTCTTGATTCGTCTTAACCCATTGCAGAACCGGCTGGCCTTCCTTGTATAGCGTTGATGTTCCCTTGACTGCGTATCCCTCCGGCACGGTGTGGTGCATATCGTGTTCAGGAGCGTGACCTTTCTTAGCCGCCCTGGCGCGAATCGCCTTCATGGCAGATCGAACGTTTGCAGAGTCGCCCCCAACCTTCTCCGCTATCTTTCGGCTAGACAACCCCTCATCCATCAACTCGGCTATCTGTTTTTGTCGTTCCGAGTTGGCAAAATCGCTATAACCCGCCATCTAATACGCTCCCATTGGTTACATATCACGCAGTATAGCATTAACAGCTTGATAAGCACGAAAAAGGCCACGATAAACGCGGCCTCTGCGAAGCGTACCAATTTGGGTCTGATGGGGCCTTTATTGGGACTGGAATAAGAATTGCCTTTCATATGAAAAACCATTATTTGAAAAAGAGAGCATATTTTGAAATACTGAAAGTCCTTTAAGGCAGTTCGCACCTAACGCAAACTGCTTGAATTTCTGACAACGACCAACTTGGCGAGCGCCACAACTGGAGGATGTCATGTGAACCGTAAGCCGCTTACAGGCCAATCCGTATAAGCAAAAGGGGTCTTAGTTGACCCCTTTTTATTGGGACTGGTAGAACTGGCGCTCTGCTCTTTGTCGCTCATTGCACTGTCTCAGGCTTTGCCATAGCTCAAAGCTCCAGTCGTAATAGTCGCCAAGCGTTCGGCCATTGCGCAGCGGTATTTCACAATCAGCCATCCACTCCGGCTCTGGCTTTACCACTATCGTTTCCGTTTTCACGCTCTGGCCCAAACTGCAAGCTGTCAGCCAAATGCAGAGCCATGCACTCGCGAGTAACTTTATCCGCATTCTTCCGCGCCTCCGTAATGGCGAATCTGTAGGCTTTGGCATCGCGCTCAAGCTTCTGAGTCCGGCGTATCTGCTCACTCAACGCAGCCTGGCGCTCATCGTTCAGCCTTGCCAACTGCTCAAGCCGTGCGTTCTGAATGGCAATCGTTTCCTCCTGCGCCTCCGCCCGCTGCTCAAGCCCGCCGAATTCTTTAAGCTCCGTCCAGAACCAGTAACCGGCTCCGGCTGCCGCAACCAGCAAGCCTATGGCAAGGTAGCCGCTAAAGGGTGTTGCTGCGAACTTACGAATCAGGTTTATCACGGTCAAACCTCCACCTTAGAAGCGCCGCTATAGCCGCTGGCAAGCCCATCAACGTCAAGTAAGCCGATGCAGCAGGCGCGGTCAGGCTATCGGGATTCTCAAACACTTGCAGCGTCCCGTAACCAATCAGTACCAGATAGTATAGACTGATAACGCTGGTTAGTATGTAGTGGTCGTATAGCCAGCGGATCATAGCAA